CCATTCTGCACTCTTTTCACAATCATATTCAAAATAACCAACACTGCCAGTTAAATTACTTGGAGTTGGTTCCGTTAAATAAAAGCCAAATGGTATACTGCCTGTATTAACAGCACTGCCACTTCCTGGCCATCTTACTCTATCTTGGTCTAAATTAGCACTCATTGTTTATAAATATTAAAATAATTATGTTTATTGTAATTTATAATCCAAATCTACTTTTTGTTGCGTTATAATTTTTTAAAATCTCTGTAGCTGATAATTCTCTGTTGTATATTTGTGTGGTTGCAATGTTTCCCGCAAATGCTCTACCACTTGGTCCGGTATCACCAATAGCTTGTCCAATATATACACCAGAAGTTGGAGTTATTGGATTAGTACCAGTATATGAACCAATTAAAACACCATTTAAATAGAAAGTAGGCAATGATGTCGCACTTAGTGTTAATGTGAAAAATTTCCATCCTGTACCATAGTTACTACCAGTAGTAATCCATCTTACAGAAGAATATAGTCCAATAATTTGATTTCCAGAATCATCAAAGCTAGTTCCCCCAACTCCTATTGCATAACCATTAGAACCACCCCCAACCTTTATAAAAGTACCTTTTAAACTTGTACTGGAAATATACACCCATCCCTGCAAAGTCACATTGGTTACAGTGTTTAAAAATAAATTAGTGATTGCAACATAATCATCTACGCCATCAAATACAATACTTCCTTGATTAGCCGCACTAAATGTTGGACCATTTGTTAATGTACCTGTATTGTTATTACCGCTCAAATCATACCAACTGACACCTGAACCAGAATAACTTTTATTATTTGCTGCGTCAAGAGCAAGAACTAATCCATTTGTAACTATTTTTGGTGAATGAGTTAATCCCATATAATATAATTATCTACCAAATCTTGATTTAGTTGCGTTATAATTTTGCAACACTTCTGTTGCGGTTAATGCTCTGCTATATATTGAGACTTGCGATATGTTTCCAGCATAAAAATATGTTCCAGGAGTTCCACTACTATTAACATAAGAACCTATACTCAAAGTTGGCGATGATGTTATTGCCCCCGAACCTTGAGATGATGTATTTTTTAGTTCTCCATTTAAATAAAATTTTACATTAGTTGCATCGGCAGTTACTATTAAATAATACCAAATATTTAAACTTGGAACTATTCCAGAACTAACTCGGCCTATACCAGAACCAAATTCAAATACTAACACATCACTAACTGAATTAAATCCATAAGCAAATAAAGCAAGTCCTCCAGTTGATCCACCAATATCTCTTCCAAAACTTAAAAGATATCTATCATTTAAATTGTCTGAAAATTTAACCCAACATCCAATAGTAAAAGTGTTCGTTGGAGGACTAATCCAACTTGTTTTAGTAACATAATCATCTACTCCATCAAACACTATACTTCCCTGATTACCAGCGTTAAATGTAGGTCCATTTGTCAATGTGCCATTGTTATTATTTCCACTTAAATCCGACCAAGTAGTACCTGATCTTGGATAACTTTTATCATTAGCCGCATCAAGTGATAATACCAAACCATTTGTAATTATCTTCGGTGAATATTTTGTCGCCATAAACTATAATTTTGTTATTTTAACTTTCAAATTTCCATTTCCTTTTATAACTCTATGCCAAACTTCTTTTGGAATAAAAAGTTTTCCCGTCATAACTTTAGGTAACTCATTATCCATTTGTAATTGCCAATCTGTTTCTCCTATTATTTCAACTATTCTATCTTCTCTGTCTCTATGCCACTCCAAATCATCAACGTCAACAGATTCTTCAAACTCTCTAAGATATAAATTATCTTCTACATGAGTTTCTTTAAATGGAAAATCAGACATATTACCAGTATTTACCCTTACTCTTGGTTCCTAAACTCTTGATTCTATGACTTCTACAACTCCAATATCCAGCTGTTGTACGGTCTTTCTTTTGACTACACTTATGTCTAGCTCTAAAACTCTTTCTACGAGCTTTACTACTAGCTCTAATTCTCATCTTAGGATCACCAAACGTAACTTTCTTAATATTTCCACTCTTACCTCTTACATATACAGCAAATTTCTTTGGTCCACCTGGAGTTCTAAATGGTCTATTAAGATGTACAGTTCTTCCACGGTGTTTTACTTCGTTTAAATAATCATCTTCTTCCAATTCAATTGGCGCATCAAGAAATACTTCTTGTCCTTCATATATTGCTCTAAAACCTAAATCACTTTCAACAATATCAACATCGTCATCGTTTAATTCAATTGCGTCATCATTATATAAACTACGAACTTCATTTATTAATTTAAAATATCCTTCACTGTAAATTCTAAAGATATTTTCTTCAAGTGTAAGTTTATTATCCAAATGATATTTTAATCTGTCACTTATTGGTACATCTTTAACCAACTTCATCGGTTCACTTTTTTCAACAATTTCTTCAACGATGTCTCTTAAATTTATCATATAGTATAAATAGATTTATAAAATAAAAAACCCTCACATTTTACTGTGAGGGTTGTTAATTAACTTATGTTAGTATGAATTAGATTTGGTCTAAGTCAGAAACATAAATCTTGCCGTAGAATTCTGGGCGAACTACCTTCTTAGCATAACGAGTCAATACGCCACGGCGTGGAGTGAAGTTGACTGGATCATATACCAATGGAGTTTGTACGAGTGGGATGTATGGGGAGTATACAGCACCGGTTTCGAGGAAGTTATTTCCACGGAAGCCCATCAAGATGGTGTTTTCTTGCATGTATGGGTTCTTGTAAACTTGGAAGCGACTTGCGAAGCTACCAACACGGCTTACACCCATTGCGAACTTAGCAGAATCACCATCAGTGTTTACAACGTATCCTGGGATTGATTCCAAGATGGTTGCTACGTCTGGACCTACTACGAGGAAGTTTGCACCACCACGGAGAGTCAATTGATGAATCTTGTTGCTTACCTTTTGAATCTTGTTACCAAGAGTTTGATACCAAGTGCTCTTTACGTAAGCGGTACGATTTGTTGAATCGTTATTTACGGTGAAGGTTGGGAGACCGTTTGCATCATTTGCACCCTTAACGATATCTCTACCAATTACTGCGGACCATCCTTCAGTTGTCAATGCTGGAGCAGCATTAATCAACATGTCCATGATTTCGAGGTCGATTTCCATGGATACATATTCACTCAAGAGAGCAGTCAATTCTGCTTCTGCGTCAATGCTGTGGTAAGCATTCAAGTCTTGAGCAAGTTCTGGAGTCCAGACTGCCTTTAACTTACGGGTCTTAGCAACGATAGGTTCGCTCTTAAGTTCCAAGTTAACTTCTGGAATGTTGATATCAGTACCTTGGTTGATACCAGAAGTACCTCCTGCAGTTCCCTTGAATGGATTGGTATCTTCAAAGTCACCACGGGTGCTATCGGTTGGTTGTGTAGTATAGGTCAATACAGCTGAACCGCCTTGTGCTGGTGATTGTGAACCAGTAACAATGAATTGAATCTTATAATATGGAGAAGCCAATGAACCAGTGTTATAAACCTTGGTCAATTCATTGATTTGTAGTGTTGGATCAATACTTGAACCACTCAAAGCAAAGCTTCTTACTGCATTCAAATCAATTCTGGTTGAACTGTTATCACCAACGTTTACTGTAATTTTCTTGTATGAACCAGTTGCTACGTATGTTGAATCCAAATCAACATCACTGAAACTTACAGAACCAGTTGCATAAACAACTGAAGTAGTTTGATAATTTTCAGTGTAAGCATAACGACCAACACCGTATAGACCGTTTACTGCTGCATCGGTAGAACCAAGTTTGGTGCTATTACCACCGAACAATGATTGACCGTTGTAACCGTTTTGGCCTGGAAGATTACCACGGGTTGTACCATACTTGAAGTCTAAATAGAAGATTAGACCGGATGGCAAGTTCATTGGTTGAACTGAAACGAATTCCTTAGCGGAAATTTCAGCAAATACACGACGAACCAATGGAAGAGCTACGCCAGCCCATTGTTCACTGTTTGCACTAGTACCAGTAGCGGTAGCTTCGTTCAACAATTGTTGTGCTTGGTTTTCAAGCAAAATGGACATGTGTGCCTTGTCAACACCTTCTAGTCCTTCAAGAAGACCAGTCTTGTCCCATTTGCTTTGCAATCCACGGGTTTCAGTCATCAACTTAGCCTGTGGATTCATATTATTTGTCAATAATGATTTAATATCACTCATAATTTGAATTTATTTTATAGTTAGTTTTTACTCACCTTAATTTAACTTTTACTTCTTAATTCCGGCGAGTTTTTGGAATCTTGAAGCCATCACGTTGCTGTTTTCAACAATCAATTCCTTTGCAGGAGCTGTTGAAGCAACTGGTTTACTTGCCAAACCTTCGGTGATTGTTTTTGCAGTTGTATTAGTTTTCTTGACAACTGATCCACCTAAACTATATGATTCGGACAAAATA